GAACCGTGAATCGTATCGCGAGTACGAGCGCCGCAGAGCAAACCTGCCACACCGAATCGAAGCCAGAAGAAACTATCAGCAAACCGAGAGCGGCAAGGCCCGCATAAAAGCCGCACAGCAGGCCTACACCCAGCGGAATCCTGGGAAAAGAGCCGCAGCATGGACGGTTGATAACGCTGTCAGGGACAAGCGGCTATGGAAGTCTCCGTGCTGCATGGCTCCCGGATGCTTCAGCACAGACCGTCTACACGGACACCACGTCGACTACGACAAACCGCTTTCGGTTGTCTGGCTGTGCGTCTCGTGTCACTCGAAACTGCATCGCGACTTCACCATGAAGCAGCGCGCCGCAGCCTGATCCACCCCGGGCGCCCAGCGCGCCCTCCTCCCGGTACACACTCATGACATTTTGCAACCTAACCCCAGCGGGCCGGGCGGCTGATGCTGCCTGGCTTTCACGACTCGTCGCCGAATCAGGCGTACCCATCCAGCAGGTCGAAGGCTTCCGCGAAGTGANGCCCATTGAGCGCAAGCGCTGGCACGACCCGACGACCGTACTCAAGCGCCGCCGCGATCCGAAGCGNGAGTTGGCGGCATTCGCCCGCNNGGCACTGGAGCAGATGNCATGAGATTCCCNGACGTGCTCGACGCCATNCGCCACGCGGCGTACCGGGCGGAAATCACTGGCAAGCCGTGGGGNGTCTACGCGCTTGCCCAATACCACGTCGCGCCGCTTGGTGACCTGAGCGACGCGGCACTGCTGGAGGTGTGCCAGCCATGAGCTGCATCGTGACCCTCTACTCCATCGACAACCGAGTGTCGCGGCCAGTTGTTCGCGGCACTGAGCCCCGGCGCCCTTCGGACTGGAACGCCAGCGCGTGGTTCGTGCTGCCGAACGGCGAGAAGCACACCCACAGCGCGACGGCCCGCGGCGAAACAGTCAGCGGCCTCGTCGCCTACATGGGCGCCCTGATCGACAGCTTGATCGCTGACCACGGCAACCAGGTATCTAGCGCCGGCTGGACGGCCACAACGCACGGGAGACGCAGGAAATGACCCTACGCGACCAAGGATTCCGCTACTGCCTGTCGCCGGATCGCACGCACTCGCGCTGGCTGCATCCGAACGAACTCAAGGCCACGCACAGCGACTGGGTGGACGTGACCGACACGCCGACTGACGAACTTGTCGCGCTGATCTGCTGGCAGGACAAGCCACTGCCCCACGGCGAGGCCGAATGCCTAGCGGTGCAGGAGTCGCTGCCGCTGTGAACGCACCCACCTACTGCCGCACGGACGGCAAGCGGATCGGCCAATGCGCCTGTTTCCGATGCCGCCCACCGGAGGCCCCATGCGACCCAAGACCCAAATCTGGCTGCACAAGCCGACCAACACCCGCCACTACATCGCCGGATCGAACGGTGCCGCCTTCCTGATGCAGGCGCTGAGCCGACAGCCNCGNTNNGCNNCNGAGGCGGAACTGAANAACTCTGAAATCTGGGGGAAGGTATGAACGACGAACTGAAGGCAGTGCGCAACCTCGGCACAGAGCTGGGGGCGGTGAAGGCGGAGAACGACAGGCTGCGCGAGCAGGTCAAGGTTCTGCAATCCGACGCGAACAGCTGGCAGTCGGGCTATGACAAGGGCAGGCACGACGGCGCCAGGCATCGGAAGAGTGAGGTGCAACAGCTTCGCGGGTTGCTGCGGCAAGCGACCGAACTGATAAAGGAGCAGGATGCTCGCCTTGACGTAGATATGCTCCCAGCGGGGCGCGCGCTGATGAAAGATATCCGCGCCGCCCTATCCCAGCAGGCCGAGCCGGTGTGCCCATTCTGTGGAGAGCCATCAGATCACTGCAACCAGAGCTTCCCGCACCCCAGCAAGCCAGCCCCGGCGCAGGATGAGCAGCAGCCGGAGCAGAGCAAGCCGGCGAACAAGCTGCGCGCCCTGGCTGAGATTTGGGACCAAAACGCTGATGAAGCCGACGAGTTTGGTAACGCTCAGGCTGCGGAAGCGCTACGGCTCGCGGCGTTTGAACTCCGCGCCGCCCTATCCGCCCAAGGAGCCGCAAAGTTCCGCATGGGCGACCTCGTGAAGAAGTCCACCGGCAGCGAGTGGGAAGGTCGCGTTGTGGGCACCTACTCCACCGAGCAGACGCCAGAGGGCTACGCAGTCGAGAGCAGCGCCCATCGCAACAGCGTGCAGATTTACCCGGTTACGGCATTGGAGGCAGTGGAATGAGCAAGCACGACACAGACTGGCAGCCTGGCGGCGCTCAAGCCGTTCCGGCGCCTGCAGACATGTATGGCAAGCAAGCCAAGCGCGCAGAGGCGGAAGGGGTTGTTGTTGCGGCAAAGTGTGTGAACCGAAAAGGCCTCAGGCACAACGCGATGCTTAGCGATTACGGTCTGACCCTGCAGCACGGCGAGCCGCTTGTCCGCCAGTCCGACCACCTCGCCGCCCTCTCCGCCGTGACCGCCGAGCGGGATGCCGAGGTCGAGGCGCTGCGGAAGGATGCGGAGCGGTATCGCTGGCTGCGGGATCAGGCGCCGAGAGCACGAGGGGAGTGGGAAATCGATGGCCAGAGCTACGGCATGATGCTGGGTGCGGATCAAGATGATGTCGATGCGGCCGTGGACTCGCTAAGGGCCGCCCTGGCTGCGAAGGAGGCGTGAATGGACAGCAAGCTCAAACAATGGCGGGACGATCAGAAGCACTTGCCGGAGTTCATGCGGGACTTCCACAACTGCAAGCAGCTCTTCAAGGGGATCGCCGACTACATCGAGCTGGAAGACGATCACCCGGCCAAGGAGGTCAACTGGCGACAGGCGCACTGCTACACCATCGACGTTTTCTTATGGTTTATGGCGCGTCACGGGTTCACGCTGCAGCGCTCCCGCGCTCGGCAGAACTTCGATGACCTCGACGTACTACTGGATCACCTGGACGAGCTGCGCCGTCAAGCATTCACGGATGCGATGCAGAAGCAAAGACCTGCCCTGACCCCCTAACCCCGCATCACCCACCCCAATCTATAACAGCCTGCCGGCGTGAGTCGGTGGGGAGGATTTGCACGCCATGAAGAAATCAGACGCGAAACGTATTGCCGAGACGGTGACCAGCGAACAGCTGGCCGCAATGTTCGAGCGAGCAAAAGTAGGCGTGGCCGACTGGACAGCAGTCAGCACGGTGAACAAGGGCATGAGCAAGGGTACTGCCTGGAACATTCTCTGGAACGGCTTCAAGTCCAGTCCAAACCCGCGCCCGATGGCCAAGGTGAACATGATCTGGGAATTTGGCGAGTTCCTTGACCCCGCGCTGATCCCAGCCAAAACCCCACGCCGCGAGCTGCCTACGCCGCATCACCAAGAGCCGAATTTCGCCTAGCCCCAATGCGGGAGGAGATAAAGATGAGCCGAGGACAGTTGCTGGAAGAGTTCGAGAAGTATCAGCAGCGCGTGGCCCGCGCGATGATCGAAGGCGGCGAAGGGAAGCGCGTCCGCCAAATCGTAAACAGGATCAGCTTCGAGGACTTCGAGGCTGGCTGGAAGGCTGCCATCGAAGCGGCCGGCGCGAAGTGGAGGGAGTGATGGCCAAGTACAAGACCATCAAGAAATTTGCCGAGGAGAGCGGCTACACTGAGAGCGCAATCCGGACCAAGATCGCAAAGGGTATCTGGCCTCTTGGCGAGGTCTGGATCAAGGCACCGGATAATCATGTGCTGATCAGCGTGGAAGGGTATGCAGCATGGGTGGAAAGCGGAATGGAGTCCGGCGCGCGTCGGCCTCCAGCATTGAAATCAGTTTCATGTGGCAGGGGACGCAGTGCCGTGAACGTCTCCCACTTGAGCCCACCCCCGCTAATCTGAAGCGTGCCGAGCAGCACAAGGCGGCCGTAGAGCTTGCCATTTACAGAGGCACCTTCGATTACGCGGCGACCTTCCCCAAGTCAAAGCGCGCTGTAAAGCTCGGACACCAGACCGGGCTGATTCCCCTCTCCGACTATCTCGACAAGTGGCTGGCCCGAAAGGAGGCGCATCTGAAGGCGTCGACCCTGGACGGCTATCGCAAGATCATCAGTGGCGTGTTGGTGCCGAGGCTGGGCCATGCGCCACTGGTGACGCTGACGCGAAAAATGGTGCGGGATGAGTTGGTCAAGATGGATGCCTCGAACAAGCGGCTGGCCAACGTGCAAAGCTGCTTGCGGTCGGCGCTGAATGATGCGGTCGATGATGAGCTGATCGAGGCGAACCCGCTGGCTGGCTGGACCTACTCAGTGAAGGGCAAGCCCAAGGCGGAAGACGAGATCGACCCNTTCACGAAGGANGAACAGGCNGCGATCCTGGCNGCNGCGACCGGGCAATACCGGAACCTGNTGCAGTTCGCGTTCTGGACNGGGCTNCGNACNTCGGANCTTGTGGCGCTGGANTGGGGGGATATTGACTGGCTACGGGGGGAGGCGCGGATATCGCGAGGACTGACCAAGGCGGCCAAGGAAGCGGAGTTGCCGAAGACGGCGGCGGGGTTGCGGGATGTGAAGCTGTTGCCGATGGCGCTGGAGGCGCTCGAAGAGCAGAAAGCACATACCTATATAGTAGGCGGGCAGGTTTTCCATGATCCGCGGTACGGCAAACCCTTTGACGGCGACCAGGCGATCAGGAAGTCATTCTGGATTCCCACAATCCGCAAGGCGAAGGTGCGATACCGAAACCCGTACCAGACCCGGCACACATACGCATCGATGATGCTGTCGGCCGGTGAACATCCGATGTGGGTAGCAAAACAGATGGGGCATAGCAGCTGGGTTATGATTGCCCGCGTCTATGGCCGATACATTCCGACCGATGGCGATACGTCAGGCAGCAAAGCGGCAGAGCTGTTTGGGACGCCGGTTCAAATCCCTATGGAGGAATCTAATGGATAGCCAAGATTTCGGAAGACTGATCCACGCTCATTACTTGGAGGCGCTCGAACATAGCTATACCGATCTCTCCGCATTTGGGCAAAACGAAATCTCTAGGCGCGAATATCTAGCCAATTACATATTCGATTTCAACACCTACGATGGCGAGATGGACGAGATCTTCGCAGCCAAGGCGGTTGAGGTGTGCAGAGCCATCACTGAAAGAACAACTTTTGCGTACATCGAAAACCCCGAAGACTACCGTTGGTATCTAATCATGTGTCACATGCCGTTTTTTTCGGAGAAACTCGAATGGGGCACATCAATACGCGGAGCTTGGTGGGATTCACGCGGGGGCGTAAAATTCCAGTCTTGCGGGATATTTCATGAAGGCGAGCAGTTTGCTGAAGCCATTGAATTTAGCGAATCGTCATGGCCTGAATTTATCAAGGCCGTGCTGGACTTCGCAGCCGCCGGAGAAGGCGCAATAGCGTGACTTCAGCAACATTTCAGCAACTACTCCCCGCAAGCCCAGTAAATCCGCAGCATGACCGGGGGTTCAAATCCCCCCGGCTCCACCAAACAAGCCCCGAAACATGGGGCCTCTAGCGGAAAAGGTTGTTGAAAGTTGCTGAAAATATGTCTCGGTTAGTCCCGGTTTCAGCAACATTTCAGCAACCTTTTTTGCTATCCATCTCAGCCCGTCCGGGCAATCTCAATTCCCCTTCGTTACTTCCCTCGCCCACTCCTGCAGCGCGGTCAGTTTGACGGCGCAGGCGTCTGCGTCTCCGGTGATGCCGACAATACGTCGAGCATCCTCTTCGTGAATGTCGGCTCGCTGGCCTCCATCATCCAGGCGGCCGGTGCCGGTGGCGGCGGACACGTCACCTGCTGCGGCTGGACAACTGGCGCGGACTGACAGCCGGCGAGAGCCATCAGCCACAGCAGCAGACAGCCGCTCAATTTCTTGCTGTGCATGGCGCAGCTCTCCGTATCGTTGTTGGTCG